GCGCTTGGCCGCGTACCTCCGAGGATCGAACGGGGGCGCACGGGTTGGCCCGCGTGCGTTTGCCGTACGTGACAACGGAACCAACTCTGTGGTGTAGTGCGGCTGTTCCCACGCACGTTGGGGACAGGAAATCCCGGGAAGGAACCATTTTTTCTGTGTGCCGTCGAACCTCTTGCACTTTTTGATCCCCCCTCGCGCACGTACGCACAAAAGGCCAGAATTAGGGGTTTTGAGATATAGGGGATCAAAAAGAGCAAAAAGTAGTGAGAGGTATTATTAATGTGTATAGACACTGAACTTACCCTCTCCGAACCCTCCAACTTTTTGACTTTCTGATCGCGACAATTTGACGCGCAAAAAGTCGGGCTCATGACTTCTTGCACGATCAAAAAGTACTTATTCACCTTGCCCGATAGCAACATGTTGGTCTGCCTCCCGTCTTCTTTTCTGTGTAATCGATACGTTGCTGTGCGAGTAAAGCGTCCCGCACCTCTTCCAGGTCTCGCACTGAAATCTTCATGCGCCTTGCCACCCGCCATGCCTCTGCCCACCGGTCACCATTCTTGGCGCGCCAGTCCGTCAGGATCTTCAGCATCTTCTTGCACCGAGCATCGAACTCGTTCTCGGAGTAATGCTGCGTGAGGTGATAGAGCATCTTGCGCGTCTGATGTTCGACGACCGTCCACGCCCAATTGACTGCTGTCAGGGTGATCTTCGGATTGAGGGCATCCTCGCTGCACGCATAGACCAGAGAGAGACGGCGCGCCTTCTCCACGGCACGGGCCCAGATACCCATAGCCACATTATCTTCGTCCTTCCTTGCGACCCGGTATTCCTGAACTTCGAGTGACCGCAGCTCGCTCATACGCTTCTTTGCTGCATCAGACGCGTACGGCACAACGAGCGGTTTCGGATGCTCGTCACACATGTTCCCTTCGCCTGGCCTGAGGTTCGCCCACCAGCGTGCGGAGTTCAGCACACGCTCCGGGATGGGCGGCTCGTCAGGCTCCTGCCCTTCCCCTCGCTCACCCGCCTCAAACACCAACATGCGGGCCAGGAATCCGTTCGTCAGCATCTTGTCGCACAGCGATTCGTAGTAGTGCTTGGGAACGGCCGTGCCATAGAGAACAAGATTCGGCTGGTCGATGACCTCCGGCTCTTTTCCAGCCAGATCTCGACCGTGATAGAGACTTCCGCAGGAACTATAGAACTTCAGCAGCACCTGCATGATCTTCTCTTGACGCCCGTCCTTGCTCTTCGATATGCCGAGAAGGACAGCGTCAATCTCGTCGGTCTGGTAGAGCATGGAGCGGCACTTGATCATTCGATCCTCGAGTCCCTCACCGCTTCCAAAGGTGTCGCCAAGGTGTCGCAGGATTCCGGCCTCGGTCATGATCCGCTGGTTCACTTCGCGGGGATAGTTCTTGCCCACGCCTGAGAATGCGAGGCCGAGCAGATACAACGAAGGACGCGCGCCGCCAGGCGCTTTCACCTTCCGACCGGCGAGCGCGGCTTGAAGTGCTAGGGCGCCGGCGAATGCAAGCGCGTGATCGGGAAACGGCGCGTACGCCAGCGTGTAATCCATGACCTCTGAAATGAAGCCAGGCACACGCAGCAATTCTTCTGGCAGTGAGCCCGGATCTTCCTTGTCTGGTTCCGGAGGTAATTCGTCCTGCCCATTGCCTAAGATCAGCGAAAGGTCGACGACGTCGCCGGCCTGCGATTGTAGGTCTCCGTAGCCCTTGCCGTTCAAAGCTCGTGCGGCCGCGGCATAGTCACCGTTGTGTTCAAGGAGGGTGTAAACGGCGAACGGTTTATAAGCAGTTTCGGGCTCGAACGGAGGAGCGTTTGAGCTGAACACATAGAACGTCCTGTTTTTCAGTGTCGCGGACGTGCCGCGTTCCTTCCCTGGCCGCCGCCAGTGCTCATTGTCGCCCGTTCGTATTTTCGCCCAGCCATGCGCTTCAAGCAGCTCTCGGATGTCACCACGTCGGTTGAAATCGTCCCCTGGCCGATCACCTGTCTCAGAGCATGTTGGCCCGTCAACGACTTGAGGAAAGTGCTCATTCATCGACCAGGCCGCTTCGAGAAGCGTTTCACGTTCTTCGGTTGTTAACACGGGCAGGGCCGTGAACTTGCCTTGAATGAGCTCATAGCCGGGCGAAGTCGCGCAGAGGATCAGGCCTGCCTCGCCTTTGGTTTCGATGAGGGTTGGGAAAATTGCCCACTGTCCGTTTTCGTCCTGCCGAGGTCTGTAGTATTTGCCGCGATAAAAGACCTCCTCATTTGAGGCGACGACGATCATTCTGGTGGCCAGCTTCATACTGCCGCTCACCGGTGATTCGCAACGGTGGATTTCGTGGAAGCCCTTTCCCGGCGTCTTTTCGATGACCAGCTTTTTCAGAAGTGCAGCGTGTCCTTGCACTATCAGGAGTGAACGCCAGGCTTCGTACTTCTCGCCCTCGCAGTCGAAGTCGAGGCACTCCGCATGTCCAGAGACTTCACCCAGGACAACGCACAGACGTTTGACGCCGTTGCTGAACCAGGCGTCGACCTCGTGCTTCGTTGGCAGCCGATCCTTGTACGTGCCCCAGCCTTTCAGGGCTGGACACTTCCTGTTCGAATGTGCCGGCAGGACACAAAGACCTGCGGCCTGATACTCGAGGGCGGTTTCCTTTAACGTCTGTCCCATCAGCGCTCCTAGAATGGGACTTCGTCGTCGTAAAACTGATTGGTGAAGAACGCCTCGTGGGCTTCTTCTTCATCGACGTAGGGCGTGTGCCAATCGGGCTTTTCGCCGAGGCGGTAGCCGATGATGCTGTCATATTGCTCACCGGAGACGCTGCGCACCTTGATGCTCTTCGTCTTGCAGAGCGCGCCCTTTTGGGCCATTGCTACAGCTTCGTCGACGTTCTCAGGCATCGGAGCGTTCGAGCGTTTGCGCCACCAGGACTCCGCCTTCTCGCGTGTATATCCGTCGTGCTCGAAGCAGACCCATTCGGATTGATGCTGCCAGAGGCCGGTGCGGTATTCGACGCGCATGGTGCGTGGGGCGTCCTCGGGTGCGTCTCGCTTGTAGTGCACGAAGTAATCGACGCCCATGACGTCGTACTCTGTGGTCGCAATCTTGCCGGACAGGACGTGAGCGTCGGTCGCCTTCGCGTCGTGTTTCTTCTTTTCCGGCTCAGGAAACTCGTAGCCGCAATCAGGGCAGACGGTGTAACCGAGGGCGATCACCGATTGGCACTCAGGGCACTCTTTCGCCGGAGCTTCACCGTTGCCCTGTTCGTTCGTCTGCAGCTTGATGGCATCGACCGGGCCGTGTCGAAGGATGTTGCCGGCGAAGTCGAGGACAAGGCAGTCGGTTTTGTCTTCATGTAGACGGAAGCCCCTTCCCACCATCTGATAATAAAGTCCAGCGGACATAGTCGGTCGCACCATGACCACGCAGTCGATGTTGGGTGCATCGAAGCCGGTGGTCAGCACGTTGACGTTGACCAGGTTTTTGAGCTTTCCGGTCTTGAAGTCTTCAAGGGTGGCGTCCCGCTCGAAGGCGAGGGTGTCACCGAAGACAGTGCCGACTTCCTCGCCAGACTTCTTGGCCAACACCTGAGCAATGTGGCGTCCGTGAGCCACGCCGCTGGAAAAGATAAGAACTGACTTTCGATCCTTGGTGTGCTCAATGATCTCTTTGCATGCCGCGGTCACGAGCTCATCGGTATCCATGAGCTCTTCCGTTTCCTTTGGAATGAACTCGCCACCGCGAACATGCAGATTTGAAGTGTCGACCTTGGCCTTGCTGGCCTTGCTGATGAGCGGACAGAGGTAGCCCTGAACGATGAGCTCTTTGACGCCGATCTCGTAGCAGACGTGATTCAGAAGATTGTCCGGGCCGCAGAGCTCGCCGGTCTTCATGCGGTATGGCGTGGCGGTCAGACCGATGAGACGGACGTTGGGATTGATGGTACGCGCATCCTTCAGGAACGACCTATACATGCCTTCGCCGTCAGGCGGCAGCAAGTGACTTTCGTCCACGATGATTAAATCGAACGGGCCGAGGTCGCATGCCTTTTTGTAGACCGACTGAATGCCGGCCACGATGATCGCCTGTTCGGTGTCGCGGCGTCGGAGTCCAGCGGAGTAGAGGCCCACATTCAGGAAGAGCTTTGGTGTAAGTGCATGAAGTTTGTCGGCAGACTGTTCCAATAGTTCCTTGACGTGTGCGAGGATTAAGACGCGGCCGCCCCATTTGAGAACCGCGTCCTTGCAGATCGTAGATATGACAATCGTCTTCCCCGATCCGGTTGGCAGCACGACGCACGGATTATCGTCGCGGGTCTGCAGATGGCTGTAGACGGCATTCACAGCCTCGGTCTGGTACTGCCTCGGCTTCATCCGTCCTTCCTTCCATTGTCCCAGGACGAAATCCGCGCGATCACCCTACCGCCTTCGACCGGTCTCCGTTTTTCAACTTCCAGCCGTTCGATCTGAACGTCGTTGTGATACGCGCCACCCTTCTCCAGGGCGTCCAGCAGGGCCTTCAGCGTGTTGTCCACGTCGCGAAGTCGCCTGTCCGGAGGATAGAGCTCGATCTGAAGTTGAAGCGGGCCGAGGAACGGATCGACTCCCTGAACGGCCAGGTAGCCGCTGATGCGTTCGCGGTATTCGCGGCCCTTTTTGCTGATTAGAGTGCGCGGGCCGACTCGACGATAGTAATGGTTCAGCGATGGCGGATACGGCAGTTCGAGCTCGGTGAACTCCGAGTCTTCCTCCGGCAACTGCGACAGGCGATCTACCACGATGGATGTCAATGCCTCGCGCTCTTCGATGGTGTCGCAGCAGAGCCCGAGGGCTTCGTCTGAAGCCAATGCGCTTTCGACCGCGTCCACGATTTCAGTTCCGATCTTCATGCTTCGTTCGTTGGTTGATGTTTGAGAAGTGCACCTCCAGTCGGTTTGCCTCACCCGACTCCCTTTCCGCGTAGTCCCTTGCTTTCGCTGGCGCGGTCTGGTCACTTGACCGCGCCGGGCATTCGGCGGCGCCCCCAGCACACCTTGGTGCTTGGAGGTGCTGTGACCACTATTGCCGCTGCCGTTTCCAGGGGGGCAAATCCTCGTTGGCCGATTGCTGCGGTTTGGACTGCGCGTCCTTTGACTCGAAGCCAGCGATCTCGTTCGCGATCTCGCCGGTGTCCTCGCGCCGCCGGCACTTCACCTTCAGTACGACCGGCAGATCATGAAGCTCCTGCGTGTCCGCAGGCCTGGGCACGCCGACCGCGCGGCAGAGCTGACCAAGCTGCGCACGGGCGAACTTCACCGCCTTCTCGCTCGGGTTCTTCAGGTTGAGGCGCGACCACAGGAAGCGGTTCTGGTGCTCGCCTTCAATCACCTGGAACTTCAGCTCCAGGTAACTGCCGTCGCCGGCCTTGGTCGGTTTAAATTCCGACTCCACGACAATCGCTACGTATTTGCCCGCGGGAAGCGGCTCGAAGTCGACGACGTCGTCAACGGTATCTGCATCAAAGTTTTCAAGAACAGCCATGTGTGACTCCTTTCAGAATGAGGGATCGGGATTGAAAGTTTCATCGCCTGCCGGGCCGGGTCCGCCGCGGGGGCCTTCAGGGCATGACGTGCCATCCGCGCCCTGGAAGTAATGAGCGTAGGCAGACCATTCGAGCGGGAGCTCGTCGGGCAGGTTGAGCCGATTCTTGGCAATGAAGGCAGGGCGTTCGGAAGTGCGCAGGACGCGCTCCCCGGTGCCGATGCCCTGGGTGCGTTTGCGGCTGAAGCCTTCGTCGCTCTGCTTGGTAAAGACCTTGTAGGTCGCAAACAGAACTTCGTCGGACCACTCTTGAAGGAGCGCAGAGGCGAGCTTGTGCAACTTCGGCACGAAGCGGTCGTAAGGCTCGGTCTCTGGATTTTCGTAGCGCTCGACCTTCGTGTGCGCGAGCAAGACGATGGTCATGCCCTTCTCGTTGCGCAGCGCGCCAAGGCCATCGAGCACCTGACGCCAGTAGACGAGCGCGAACGAGTAGCCCTTTGCGTAGCCAATCGATTCGATGCTGTCCACGTTATGCTTCTTGCAGACCTCTTCCCAGATGAGTCTTTCGAGCCAATCGACGGTATCAATGACCACGGTCTGGTAGGGATGCTCTTCGGTGTAGAGTTCGGCCAGCGCCTGCATCACTTCGTCGAACGTGGTCGCCAGCGGAAAGCTGTCGCAGTCGATGTTGGCCAGGCCGTCTTCCGTCTGAATGAAGATAGCCTTCGCCGCCTGAGCAGCCCAGGAAGATTTGCCAATGCCGTGTTGACCCATAAGTGTTACCCGGCGTGGTGCCAAGACTGGCCCCCTGTGGATTCGATTCATCATTACCATCGGTTTCTCCTTTCGATGTGGTTAGAAAATGGTGAGACGAACTTTCGCCTCACCCAAAACTCCTGAACATTTGATTCGTGATTCCCTCTTTAAAAAGCGGCCACGGAACGCAGATGTTGCGGGTGACGTAGCCGTGGTTGAACGCATCAATGGGCCAAGAACAGTCGGGGTGATACGCCCAGTCCTCGAAGTTCTCAGCGAGTGCCATGCGCATGAGCTCGAAGGGCAACAGATAGATTTCTGGCCTGTCCTCAAAGTAGTAGAGGACGAAGTCGCAGACCTTGGATGTGTCCATCGCCCAGCCGACCTTCTGATACTCGAAGCTCCCTTCTTGGTGCTTGATATAGCCTCTGAGCGGCTTCCCAACGCTGCAGACTTCCAGGCAGATATCGTCGTAACCCTTCCCGCGCTTCTTCTCGTCGATATAGATCTTCTTTCCGGACTCCAGGTGAAGGATGACATCGACTCCCTTGCGCTGTAGCTCGCAGTCACCCTCGATCGGTTCGAGCCTTACGAGCTCGGGCCAGACGCTGCGATAGATGGCTTCGAGGTTCTTGTTCCCTTCAAGCGAGAACTCGATCCGCTCTTTGAAATCGTGAATTTCAGTTGCTGATTTCATTGCCCCAAGCACTCCATTGGTTTCTTAACGAACGGGCGAAAAGCTCGAGCTTCGGCAGGTGCGGGTACATGGCCTCGATGATTTCGTAGACGACTTCCGGCTTCTGGCTGTGCTTCAGCCTGGGCGTTCGGATAACGGAGGACACCCGATCGGAAGGATCCGGAGTTGGTGGATGACCTTTCGCCGCGACGAGCAACAGTTCGTGCTGCTGGCGGAAGTAGTACCCCATCCCGATCTTCTCTTTGTCCCACACCGCGCAGGTCCGATAGATGAAGCCCCAAGCCTCAAGGACTTTCATCGCCTCTTCGAGTTTGGGACTGGTCGCCCAGAGGAAGAGAATGGCATCGTCCGCGCAGACCTCGTGAATCGGCAGGTTGCAGATCTCATCCAGCGACATGGTCGGATACTGGTTCTCGATAGCGCGGGACTCGCTCTCCGTGTGCTGGTATCGCCAGGGCGGGTCGGCGTAGAGGACTGAGAAGGGGCCGTCTTCAGAATGGAGGGGTGGAACAGACTGCCTCTCTGCCTGCACCTGTTGCTGTCGCAGTCTTCGGTAGGCTTTATCGACGCGGCCAGTGCGATCCATTTCGTCTTTCAGATCGCTGAATTTCTCCGGTGCCTCGCGGGCCGCTTCGACGACCGCCTTCGCCTTTTCGTATGTTCGGCCTGACATGCCGACGGCCTGACCGACCCTGTCCCGAACACGGCCGCTGGAAAAGGTAGGGAAAGTTTCCCCACCTTTTCCCTTACCCCGGCCGGGGCTCTGCCGCTGGCGCTCCTTTGCCGCGGGCTCTTCGATGAGGCGTTCGATCTCTTCACCGATCTCGACGGCCGTGCTCGGTGCGAAGTTTTGGCGGCAGGTGTTTTCGTCACGCTCAGCTTTCAGCAACGGAAGTCGGTCGCTGAATCCATCCACTTCGACGGCAGGGATGGTGGGACGGCCGAGGGCCCTATGTGCTTCGAGCCTTCGTTCGCCGACGATCACCATGCCGTCCTGGATGACGATGGGGTGAAGCAGTCCGATCTCGTCGATGCTTCGAGCGAGGTCGGTGATGTCGCCGACGTCTCGCCGGTATCGCTCGCCGACTTCGATGTCGTCGATTGGGATTTCTTTGATGGTGGTCATTTCACTTTCCTTTGCTGGCAGAGGGACGGGCGGACACTGGCATCCCCCACGGCCTTTCGGCCATGCCTGCGCCGCCCGTCCATGCCGTTAAATCGAGTCGAATACGCGGATTTCTTCGTAGCCTGATGGCCAGTAGTCCTGGACACGGCACTGCTTCAGCCGTTCGATGGCTTCCTCGTTATCCCGTTGGGCGATGGCGAGGACGTCTTCGCCCATGCGCCAGACGCCGCAGCGGTTTGGCTCACGCTTCTCGACGGCGATTAGGTAGACCGGCAGCACGATGTCTGTAACCAGTGCCACCATCGCTCGGTAGAAGGCGAGCTGGTGCAGGTAGCCGTAGCTCTTCGCATCCATCTGCAACCAGTCGAGGTTTTCGCAGGTCTTGAGATCGACGATTCCCTTGCCGGGGTTGATCCAGTCGATGCGGCTCTGAGACGGCACGCCGCAGTAGTCCGTGCGAATCACGCCTTCGGCCACGCCGCGGCTGATGAGGTCGGACGCCTTCTTGTGGCCGTGGACGGACACGTTCATGGCCTCGATGAGCGATGCCTGATCTTCGCTGAGGACGGGACGGCCCTGCGCTTCCGCCCACTGGGTGAACTTCAAAGTGCGGCTGCCGTAGGGCTTGCCGGTCTTGGGATTGATGGGGCCGCCGACCGCGTATTCCCGCTCGTAAGGCTCACGCCCTTCAAGAATCAGCGTGTGAGTGGCACGGCCAATGAAATAGGCAGGACGGTCAGTGTCCTGGATGAGGCCGGTCTGTTTCTTGTGATAGTGTTCAGCGCACCTGCGAAAGTCGGCGAGCTGGTGGCTGGAGAGATATTCGTTGGCCTTGAAATGATAGACGTCTGCGGGCTCACGAATGAGAAAGGAAAGGTCGCCGATCAGTTCGCTGCCAAAACGGGAGCGTTTGAAGACTTCCGGGATATTCACGTTTTGTTCCTCCTGTGGGGGTTAAAGGGACGTTTGACCGGAGGGGCGCTTTCGGGAACTGCCATCACCGGCTCTTTTATTCTTAATGAAGGTGACGACCAGGTCGGCCACGGCGATGACGAGTTCGTCCGTTTGCTTCTCCGTCATCTCGCTGAAGTGGCGCTTGACCTGGATCGTCTGTAGTCATTGCATTCTCCGGCCAGGCCGCTGATGACGGGCACTTCCTTCGTCAGATTGATTTTGGTTTTTGCTCGTCATCGGGACTCCTTTGGCTTTGCCTCCAATAGTCCAAAGGGGGGTAAACGGCCTGGTACGGGGACACACTTTTTTTCAGCGATGCCTAATTGAGGCTCACCTCGTAACGACGGATCTCCGCCTCGGCGCGCTGTCGGCGCTTCTTTGCTGTCTCATAAGAGAGACCTTCCTCGCAGGAGTAATCGGCCAGAGACTGGCCATTGACCCGGGTGGCCACGATGAGTTGAAGGTCGGACTTGTTGATGCGTCCAGCCTTGGCATGAGCGCGGAGACTCTCGATTGCGTTCTCCTGCCGCTCACGGAAGTCGATGGCCTCGAAGTCGATGCCTTCGACACCGCCGGCCAGCTCTTCGAGATCTTCCTCGGAAGTGGCCACCTCCATTGACTGCGTAAGCCAGGCATCCTGGTACACATCGTGAAGGCGATGCACGGTGTCGTTGAACACTTTCTGCACCAGGCGCTCGGGCCGCTTCTCAACGTCGATACGGCAGATCACCTCGAGGAACGTCATCATGATGTTCTGCCAGCGTTCATCCTCATCGGCGTCCCAACGCCGCTTCTGGAACAGAATGGATTCGAGTCCCGGCCAGAAAATGACCAGGAGAATCGTGCACCAGAGCGGGCTCTGGTCTTCGGTGTGGGCCCGGAAGATCGGGCGAAGCACATCGTCTTTCTCTGGATCTTCCGAAGTGCCTTCTCGCATGAATGCGATGACTTCGGCCCAGGTATCGAACTGCTCGAGGAAGGCTTCCTTGAGCTGAAGCTGTTCGAGCGCTCCCTGGAACTCAGTGTTGCCGAGCTCGGCGGTGAGGAGATCGCGATCAGCGGTTCTTGAAGAGGTAGACATAACGTCCTGCCTTTCTGGCCGGACGTCATGCGCCTCTTCATGGCCAATGGGGGCGTCGAGCGCCTCCAGTTGGGAAAGAAAAAAGTTGTTAGTTGGTTTCCGCCGGCTTTACGCCTTCAGTTGGTCTTTGTGCCGGCAACTCATTCAGCGTCTGACACTTGCGGCATACGCTAGTCGCCGGAGCGGCCACGATGTACTGGTGGCCTCGTGAAAACTGGATATGGATACGTTCGTCTTCGATAACGCCGAGAAGTTTCCGGCATCGTTTGCATCGCCAATCATGTCTCATTGGTCAGCCTCTTGTCATCACAAACCAAGCCCCGAGAGCCGACCCGGTCGGAGTTACTCGGGGCATGTGCTTGTGTTCTTGTTCGCACTTACCTCCGACCCGCTGGCCGTGCTGTCACTGGTAAGGCGCGACAAGAGGCGTCGCGTTCGCGACAAAAGGTGTCGCGAATGATTTTTTTTAGA